AGTTGCATCTCCACTTACTGCAAGTGTTGTGCCATCACCAAAAAGTGAATATATTTCGTTGGTGTTGTCATTTGATTTGTCAAATGCGGATCTTATTGGATCACCTGTCCCGTCATTTGCTGTTGTTCCTATATTAATTGTTTGTTTTGCCATTTTTTAAAATATTGTTTGATCTCCTGTATAATTTGTTGTGTCTGCCAATACTAATGTTGTATCTGCTCTAAAATTAGATCCATCTGCATCAAAAGGGTATATGTTACCCCAACCATTTGATTCATTTGTTAATCCCCACCAAGATACGTCATATATCGAACCGAAACTCATATTATTACAATAGGTTTTTTAATTTTTTGTTATTCTTTTTCAGGTCTATAATGAATTTTTTTAATCTTTCCAAGTTATAGGCTTTAGGTTTATACTTTTTCTTTACAATACCCATCCTTCAAAACTTGCGTCTTTATCAGGATATACATCCTCATTAGAATTGCTATTATACTCTGTAAAGGAGCTACTATTGTAACTCATATAGCTGATAAATCTATCAGTATAGTACTGCGCTAGGTTTCTTTCTTTCTCAATCAGAAAATCTATTTCAGTTTTATCTACATTAGAAGCGTTTTCGCTTGTATGTTTGTAGACTCCTTTATTGGCAACCGTGTAGGCAGCAAAAGGAAGATACTCAACCATTGCCCAATGAACAAGCATTGGTTTTACATAATCACTAACTAAACTTAAATAACTTCCTGTTAAAGTGCCTGCAATTATATCTGCTTCAATTTTATTTAACAAGTCTGATCCCAAATAATTTTGTATATGAATGTCTTGTGCAATTTTAATAAACTGAATAAACTTATCAGTATCAACATTACCATTCATTGCTGTGAACTTTACTATATCTTTTCTACTAATTAATAATGCCTGTGCCATTTTTATCTAGGTTTTTTGTATCCGTTATTAGGCATATCTTTAGGAGCTATTGCTGCTTTTTTATGCCCTGCTGGTCTTGGTTTATATGATTTAGGAATACTATCAACTTCTTTGCTACTTGCTAAAGATTTATCTTCATAGTATTCTCCATCATTTTTCTTTTTTAATTTATAAAGTCTTTCTTCCCATAAATGCCCACAATTTGGTCCACCTTTATATTTAAATAGATCATATGATTGTCCTTTATGTCCAAATGACTTGTTTATTCCTGCTCTAGAAGCTTTATCTATGTCTTCTAATCTATAAACAACACCATTTCTTGTTCTTTTCATCATAGTTGAACAAAACTTTCTTGATTGTCCGCTAGTGTATTTTTCTTCGTAAGCATATCTTACCTTATATACACTTTTGTCTAAAACACTTTCATCTGATGGTTTAGACTTAATTGATTCTAATTCTAAATCACCGTCTATTACTTTTTGCTTCCACTGTTCTAAACCTTCATTTTCTTCTGAATATTCTCTTTTTCCTATAAGGTCATACTCATCCATTATCTCACCTTCTAGCTGTGAAAGAAAATCTTCTCCCATTTCATCTGTAAGGTCTGGTTTTTCTTCTGCTAATTTAACTCCTGTCTCTTCTTCTCTTGCTTCGTCTGTAACAGCATTATCTGTTTCTATAAAAGCAAGCGGCTGAAGCGTTTTAAAGTACAAATTAAGGCTTATCTCGTTTACTGCGAGTATAGAGTCTATACAACCTATTAAAAGCTCCTGATAAGGCTTTATTGTAACGTTATCAAATAATAAAGAAGCTGTTTTAATTTCATCAGCATTTGATCCTAGTCCATTATTTTCTGTTCTTATACCTAAAAGTAATGGAGAAGTTACTCTGTGTCCTATAATTAATTTATTAGAACATTCAGTAGATAAGTATTGATAGTGTGCTGGTGCATCTACTAATGGTACGTCATCTATTGTTGTTTTGCTTTCTGCGTTGTTGTTAAATGCTATAATTACTTTTTCTCCTCTTGCTCCTGTCAATTTATTCATGACATCATTCTTTACCTGCATTTGTTTTTCTCTATCAGGCACCCCATTATTAAAATTAACAACTTTAGTTCCTGAAAATCCGTTTTGCACATCATTAATTAAATAGTCTGATATTTCTGATTCTAATTCCGCATAAGATAAAGCTCCTTGATAATCTACTGGACAATAATAATCATATCCACTTACATATCTTTTTACAATCTTAATTTCTGGCTCTTTACCATTACCAAATCCAAAAGCAGCTATTCTTTTAGGTTTACTATTTGCTTTTATCTTGGTCCAGTCATGAAAATAATAATATGCTTCAATCTCTCCATCATCATTACATTTTTCTGCTCTTAATGTTTGTCTTGGGAAGTGTTCTGCTTTTACTACTCTTTTATCTTGGTATAATACTTGAAAACTTCCTTCTCCTAATAACTTTAAATCTAATATTACATTTCTTAAATCTTCATCTCTAAATATAGATTTCATTGCAGCATATTCATCTGGCTTTTGTGAACTATCTGTTGCATCTAGTCCCTTACCATATACTAATTGAGATATTCCTTGAATAATTGCATTGTTTGTTGCAGAATTAATAAATAACTTTATTAAATAAGAATAATAATCATTGTTCTCTCCATAATTAACCCAATCTCTGTGTTTATCTTCAGATATTTTAGGTCTATTATATTCTGATAAGTTTACTATGTGTAAATTGTCCATATTATAATACTATAAATTCGTTTGTTGTTTCTTGCTCGTCATATTCATTATTGTTTACTGAATAATTTGTAACAGTTTGATTTGTACAGAATATTTTATCTTTATAAATAATACTGCCACTTTTTTTAATTGTCATCGTGTAAAACGTGTCTTCTACTAATGTAAACACAGCTGAATATTGATAATAATAATCATTTAATGTAAATACATTTGTGTCTTGATCATATACTGACTTATTTGTTGTTTCATTTATAATTGATATGTTATAAATGTTGCTGTCAGATGCTTCGTATTCTCTTGGAATAAAATTTATCGTTTGAGAACTAGAACTGTTCTGTAATATTATCATAATTATACAATAAAATAAATGTTATTTTGTTAATTATTAAGCATAAAAAAAGGCACCAATTAGTGCCTTCTTTATTAAAATTAAGGAATTATTAAGAGTTAGTTCCTTCAGTTACTGTTACTGTAGCTGACGCCATACCTGCGTATGGATCTGCTGCTGTAGGACTATCTAAAAATTTAGCTGGTGAAGTTTCCTGTGCAGTGAACGCTAACGTATAACCTGAAAGGTCACCCATTGCTGCTCCTGTTACTATTGTTCCTCCACTTACGTCTGCTCCATTTTCTAATCCCATTACCATAACATTACCATTATAATCTTCTACTGCTATATGTGGTCTCCCATATGCTAACAGCTTTAATTCTTTATTATCCTCTTTAGATAATTTTTTTAATGTTATGTTTAGTGTTTGCTCGAAAAATGTTGTTCCATTTTCTCTAGAGCTATTTACTGTTGTTTCAAAAGATGAATTTCCTTTTAAATCATATTCAAAGGCAGTAAAAGTTCCACTCATATCAGTAATTTCTTCATTTGAATCTGTTACAGTTCCAAAATCACCAAAATCAGTAAAATATACTTTTTTTATACCTCCAACTACGTCTTTACAAGGTTCTTTTCTTCCTAGTGTTAAATCACAAGCCATATTATTTTTATTTTAAAAAAAAAGGTAGGCAGTTTAGCTACCTACCCTTTCTTATGTTATACAATCTTTAATTACGCTGTTGCGTATAATACAATGTCAGATCCGATTGCATGCTGAATACCAGCAGTAAATCTCATTACGATTCTTACATTTTGAGAACCATCTAGATCAGCCATATCTAATACTTTTACTTCGTTTTGATCTGATAATAGACCACTTCCAAAGAATAAGTTTGATTTTTCAGCAGCAACTGCGTCACTACTTGATAAACCTTGTGCTAATACAACTGGAATACCATCAAACTGAAGACCTGCTCCTTTTGAATACCATTGTGTACCTTGATTGTTTGTACCTGCAGCTCCTAAACCAGATGCTCCAAATCCACCTAATGCTCTAACGTAGTTTCTATACATGTTAGAAGGTAAATAGATAGTCATATCTTCTGAACCATATGCAGCAGCAGGAATTGCATCAGCAATTTTACCAAGCTCTGTAATAATGTTTGCCGCTGTTGATGCTGTACCTGTTACATCATTTACGTCTGCGTCAGCACCTAATGTAGTTATAAATCCATCAAACTCTCCGTCTGTTGCATTTGTTCCTGTCCAGATATTGTTTTCAATTTTTTGAGCAACTTTAGCTGATACATGTCCGATTAAGAAATCAGAAAATGATGGAGGTAAAGTTTCGTTTATAGTAGAATATCCCATTTGAACAGCTTCCCAATCTGTTACGTAGTCTTTTTTACAAAGCTCTAGGTTCACTTGGAATTCTTCTGGTGCTAATATTCTTTCTGTTAAAGTTAAAACGTCTGATTGACCTGAAAAGTCACATGCTCCGTTTTTAACAATACTTGTTGAAGCAACTTTTTTCATTACTTCTTTGTATTTCACATTTGGCTTAACTGTTATTAAATTGTTAGCTAATGTGTTTCCACTTAAAAGAGCTGCAGATACATATTTTCCTGCGAATTCTCCTGCATAAGTAGTAGTTATTGATGTTGTGCTATTTGCCATTTTTTATTATTTTAATTAAAATTTGATATTGTTTGCATTACTCTATCTAAAGTATTCATAGGTCTAGAATTTGAAGGAATGTTTAATTGTGTTTTTTCTTCACTTTCTGGATTGTGTTTTACTTTTTCTACTTCAGATAAAATTTCTTTTGTAGTATCTTCAGCCTTAACTTCAGAAGTCATTTCTTCGTCTTTTTTACCATAACCTAATTCTTCAATCATAGCTACAATATCTTCGACTGCTTTTCTTACTTCTGCTAAATCTTCTTTTGTAGCGTAATCTGTTGCTGCTTCCACTTCTTCAGTTTCTTCAGTTTCAGCTTCGCCAATAGAAGCAATTATACCTTCTTCCTCTACAACTAATTGTGTAGAATCTTCAAGTGTATAACTTCCAACTGGTAGTGCAACTTTTTCGTCTTCTGTAACAATAAAAATCTCGTTACCAGCTTCAAAAGCTTCTGCTTCTACTGTTGTACCATTTTCAAGCTGCATAGTTGCAAGCTCTACTTTTGTTTCCTCTACTTTGTCTGTAGCTAAAGTTTCTTCTTTAGTAGCTTCAAGATTTATATCTTGCTCTTCTAAATTTACTTCTGCAGCGTTCATACCTAGTAGGTCTTTTACTTGTTTTAACATTTCTGTCGCTTTCATACTATTACAATTAAATTAATTTGTGTTTGTTATATTTTTAAGATTTTGATTGGATTACAAACCATTCTGTTCCGTTACTCCAAACAGTGATACCTTCATACTCTTTGTTAATTCTATAAGCACTTGAACTACCATCTAGTGTTTGAGTAGAGACAGGTGTTAAGTCTGCGTGTGTTGAACTTTGAAAGGTAGTGTCTGAAATAAGTCTTATCACTCTATTGGTGTTTGTTGTTGCACTTGGTAGAGTAAGCTCCATAGTTCCAGTTGCTCCTGACCAAGTAAGAACAATAAGTTCTGCATCATCATAAGTAGAACTACCTAGATCTATAGTCCCACCAGCCACGCTAACTGTTAATGCTGTTGGCACTAAATAATTTACAATGTCTTTTACTGTTGTGTATTTTGTTTCACTGCTTTGTACTACAGGTATTAATTCTGTCCCTTGTAATGCTGTTGCAGCACTTAATGCTGATATTTTTTTATTTGCCATTTTATAATTCTATTTTACTGTTATTTTCTTGTAATATATAGTCTCCATTTTCTTGCAATAGAAATCCTATTGGTCCTGATATGTTCCCAATACCCTGTGCCATGTAATCTTGATCATTACAACACTCAATAGAATATGTGTCTTTATCTCTACATAAACACGCTCTTGTTCCTGATGTAGGAACCGTATATCTTATTCTACTCATCTATATTTTGTTTGACTATTGACTTTACAGCACTTAATAGTTTTTCTGCTGCTTTTTCATCCTTACAAATACAAGTATCAAGTTTATCGTCACAATCACATTCAGAAAATTTATTAGGCTCGTTAGGTCTTTCTAATTTATCTGCAAAATAACCTTCTATTGAAAATCCTTTTACTTTTCCTGTTTTAATATAGTTCTCCCATACATCATCATTGTCTACTTTCATTGAAACCATCCATGTACCTATTGGCACATCCATGTCGTATAATCTAGTCTTGTCTTCTTCTCCTTCTACTATCCAACTCTCTACAACTGTTAATCCTTGTAGTGATGCTTCGTGTTCTAATGTAGATCTATGTTGTTTAGCTCTTTGCAAGAATAACTCACTTGCTTTTCTTACTGTATTTCTTGAGAAGTATATATAATACTCTTTTTCACCGCTTTTTCTATAAATTGGTTTATTAGGTATTAATGCTGGTCCTAGTAAAAGTCTTTTTTCTTTATCTAGTTCAGCTAATTTAAACTCTTGATTCTTTAAAAAAACAAAGTCTTCTTGAATTGCTGGGTTTTCTACTATACTTATTGCGTCAATTCCTGAAACATTGTCCTCTTCGTCTATAAATAATTCTATGATGTCCATATTATAACAATATTAATTTTATTATTTTGTTTTAGTTTCTAAAAACCACCTTGAACATTTGCTCTAGCATTTTTTGCTCTTCCTAATGTTGCTTGGTTAGCTGTTTTTCTATCTAGGGCTTGTTGAGTACTTACATCTGTACTTACCACATAAGCTCTTACTGGTTTTTGTTGTGCTCCTGCTATTGTTTGTGCAAGTTGGCTTGTTTCTGTTGCTCCCACTACATTGAATGCTGGTGGAGTTGATATTGCTGGAGTTGGTACTGATCCTCCTGCTCCTCCTGTTGCAAAGCTAGGTGGTGCTGGTTCTTTAGTTGATGTTATTTTTCTAACATTAGCAAAACCTGCTGCAACAACTGATGCTGCTGCAATAAAGTTAAATGGTGGTGGTCCAGATTTTAAAGCTTTTGTAGCACCTGCATATGTATCTATTATTGATTGAGTTATAGCTAAAGCTTTTCCATATTTATTGTTTTCTCCAACTAGACTAGCTAATGCTCCTAATGCTCCAGTAACTGCTGCTACTTTTGCATCTGCTATTTCTTTATCTCTTTTTTCTTCTTGCACTTTAGATTCATTAGCAAATCTATTGTATTCGTTTTCTGCATCAATTCTTTGTTGTGTATTTTCCTTAAAGCTTTTACGTTTTAAATCTAAAGTTTTTAAGGTTTCTGCTCTTTCAGCTTCTTCTATGTCTTTTAACTTTTGTAGCCTATTGACTTCGTTGTCTATTAACTCTGCTCTTCCTTTATTTAAAATACTTTGTGCTTCTTGTTCTCCTTGTATTTTACTTGTAGTTAGTTCTATTAATTCTGTTTCTAATGCTGCTTGGTTTGTTAATTGCTCACTTGTAAGTCCTGTTACTCTTGCTTTTACTGCTGCAAGTTCATTTTCAGCTTCTATTAATGCTACTTTTCGGTCTACATTATCTTCATCTAACGCTAACTCTGCTTTAGCTGCGTCTACAGCTATTTTAGCATTAGTTTCCATTAACTCTTGTTGCTCTTTTAATAGTTCAGCTAGTTTTTCATTAGCTACTATTCTTTCCTCTACAGTTAATCTTGTGTCGTCTCTTAATTGTCTTTGTATTTCAGCTTGTCTATCATAATCTTCTATTATACCTGCATTTTCTGCTCTTGCTATTTTATTTAAGTTGTTTAGTTTTGTAATGTTTTTAGCTTGGTCAATTATTGATGCTGTATATTCTGTTGTTGCTTCTATAACTTTTTTAGTTGTTTCTACAACTTTATCCACTGTGTTATCTACTCCTGTTAATACATCTGCATATTCTTTTCCTGCTTCTTTAACAGAATCAAAAGCTCCTTTAAAATCACCTTGAAACACTTTAACTACCGCATCTCTTAAATATCCTAAAACTTCTAATGCAGAAGTAAATCTTTCAATAAGATTATCTTTTATTGCCTGCCCAAAAGCCTTTAAACTTTCTACTGGATTTTCAAATATATCTTTAAAGAAACTAACTACCGTTCCTATATTAGCTTCTATAAATTTAAATAAATCATTAAAAACTAACTTTAAAGCTGTAGTTGCTGTGGCAAAAGTGTCTACAACTTTTTGATTAGACATAAATGTATCTTTAAGAACATTTAATACAGCACTAAATACTTTTATAGCAACATTAGCTTTAAAAATATTATTTAAACTAAACACTGCTTTACCTGCTACTTTTGCTCCTTCTTGTATACCTTTTAAACCGACACCTACTTTTTGTAAGTTTTTTTCAGCATCTTTAGCTTTTACATTAATATCAATATCTATTTCTTTAGCCATTACTTGTTCTTTTTAAATTGTTCGTATGCTTCTTTTATTGTTTCTGGCATTTTATTTTTACCTAATGCTATATCTATATACTTGCCAGATATTTTCTCTTGCTTTGCTAATCTTAATAATTCTAGTACGTTTCCTAACATGTTGCTTCTAATACTTGCTTGTAATAATAATAACTACAATGGGTTTTTGTTATATTGAGATCTGATGGTGGACTTTCATTTTGCCAATTAGATTTCTTAAAAAAATCTTTATGCTTGTCTGTTACTCCTGCATTATGTAGTATTCTTTTACCCTCTAGCATATTTAATGGATCTGTTGCCCATGCAAAACTTAAATCCTTACTAATTTCTGTTTTATATCCTTTTTTAAAAAACTGCCATAAAGTTGCCCACATTTCAGCAGTCCATGCTTGTATAGGATATGTTCCTTTGTACTTTTCTTTGTGTTCTTGATTGTATCTACGCATCTCTCTATAAAGTGCGTTAGAGTTCACGTATACTTCTTTCCAGAATTTACTGTCTGTTCCTGAAAATATAAATTGACATCCTCCTGATTCGTGTCTTCTTTCTTTAATAATGTTTTTATCTATTTTTGTTGCTTCACACATAATGTCTAAAATCTCTTCTCCTTTTGAAATTATATAATCATAACCTATATAGCTTTTTGTGTCTGACATAAAAACAGTATCGTTTGGAAAGTCAGGTAAAGGTTTAGTTAATATAGTGTCTGCGTCTGCATAATAATATTGTTCACTTTGTGTACACTTACAGCTTCCAAAATATTTAGACATTAAATACGGTTTTATAGCAGGTGGATATGCTTCTCTTTTATAAGGGTATTTATGAAAGTTTACTGTTGGATATTTCTTTCTTAAACCGTCACAATTATATTCACCTGTGTTTCCCCATAGTATTATGATATCATTAGGATCTACTCCTTGTTTTAAATACGAATATATCATAGTGTCTACTTGCCATTCATAGTATTTTAATTCTGGTTGTGCTGCTATATATTTCATATTATGGACATGCTGGACAAGTTGTTGGTCCTGTTAATGTGGTTGTTGATGAGTTCCAGAAATAATACTCTCCAAAATCTTCAGAGAAGTATTGATCTGTTGCCAAAGTTGCACTACAAGTATCATCTTGATAAATAGCAGTTGCTGTTGTAATGCTGTTGCTATCCATATAAACTGTTCTAGCTGTTGCTGAATTACAACATACGTCTGTTGCACTTACTGCCGATTTGTATAATGTTTGAGATCCACAAGTAATTGTTGTTGTCGTAGTTGTTGTGGTTGTAGTTATACAAGAACCTGTAATTTCACCATAAACTGTAGGATCAGTTACTAAAGCTGTTCCTGCTATATCATAACACGTTGCACCATCTGTTGATATAGTTAAATCTGTATTTCCTACTTGATAACCAGAATCTAATTGTACATATGTTGCGAATCCATCACTTTGTCTTTCTACTACAAATACATTGTCTGGTGCTTGTGTCGTTGTGGTAGTCGTGGTAGTAGTTGTAGTACCCGTACAAGAAACACAATCATCATAATGTGTAAACGCACTATCACCAACCCAATCTGTAGATGATGTTGATGTAAACTGTGGATCTGACCAACAATCTCCGTTTTCATCTTCTATTACAAATGGGAAACCACTTGTAGAATTATTACCAAACACTTTAGTCGCATCAAGTCCGCCTGTAGGACAGTCTCCATATTGTCTAAACACCGTTAGTGTTGGTACAGTAGTAGTAGTTGTTGTTGTTGGTCTAACTGGACATCCCCCATAGTTTTCCCATACTTGTGCTGTATTTGGTTCGTAATATCTATAACTTGTAAGGTCTGTATAAAATCCTTCTGGCGCTTTATTAGGAGTACCAATATTAGCAGCACTTGTATACATGTCATCATTACTTGTAGCTGTAGTTAGTGTTTTATTATTGTCAAAATAATAATATCCAAAAACCCCTTGTGAAGAATCACAATAATCTTGAACTGGATCCCAGCTTTGTCCTAAATAATACAATCCATTTGCATCAATACAATTTATACATACACTAAAACTAGAACCATTCCAATATCTTCTATCTGTGTTGTCGTTGTCTAGTGAATAATATCCAGTTGGTGCTGCTACTGTACAGTCTGCGTAAGTATAAAGATCTGTTATACTACACCAATTAGAATTTGTTTGAGAAAGACCTGATCCATTTACATAGTAAAAGTTTTTAGATTGTTCGTTTTCACAAACATCATTAGATGTAGAGTATCTTAAATAAAATACTGATTTAGTTGCTAAACAAGGATCTGTTGTTGTTCCTCCTCCTGTACAAGTGTCACACCCTGTACCTTCACCATCACCTACTGTAACACCATTATTAGTTGCCCAGTCAGAAGCAAATGCTGTTGAAGATGTATAGTAACATAAGTTGTTTATTTTTATATAAGTTCCTGTTGTACTGTTTCCTACTGTAAAAGTATCTCTTGATCTTACATATATTGTTTGTCCTGCTACTGTTTGACCTGAACATCCTGTTACTACATAATAATTATATACTATTAGCTGAATGGTTGCAGAACCAAATACAGTTGTTACTGTTTGGCTCGTTGTAAATGTTCCCCCTGCATTGTTAACTGTTGGAGCACTACCTACATACTCAAATCCTGAATTTAATTCTATACCAGAACTAAAGACAAACACTGTACCAGAATTTTGTGATTTTACTAATCCGTCTTGGTCTCCTGTGATTGTAAATGAATTAACTGGAGCTGTTATTGCACTTGTGTCTATAGCTAACGTTATATCAATTAACGTTTGTGTTGTCCAGACTACCACGTGTGTATCTGTTGCAGTGATTGTACCATCTGTTGCTGTACACGTATAAGTGTATGTGTCTGCTACGGTTTCTGTAAATGTTATACTTTGAGTAGAACCACTTGCAGAACCACCAGACCAAGAATAACTCGTGGGAGTAAATCCTGAAGGTGTAGCAAGTAGAGTTAAATTTACATTTACCGTTTTAGCAGTAGGTCCACTAATAGTTAAGAATTGTGATGTTGCTTGAACTGTACCAGTTAAAGTTGTATTTACTGTTAAGTTAGATGTTCCTACAGTACCTGTTGCGTTTGATATAGAAGGTCCTGATGTAAATTGATAGCCACTATTAACACTTACACTTGTATTAAATGAATATGTTTCACCTTCTTGTAGTGTTTGAGTTGTTCCTGTCTGATCTCCTGTCACATTATACGCTGCAGATGTAGGTGATGAAATACTGTCTATTACGTTTAATGTTATTACATATGTTTTAGGTGTCCATAGAACCGTATGCGTATCTGTAAACTCTGCACTATCATCACTATCTGTAGCCACACAAGTATATGTTACGTTTCCTGTTGTTGCATTTGTTATTGTTATAGAAGATGTTGTTAATCCTGCTGCATTTCCACCAGACCATAAATACGTAGCTGTACCTATAAAATTATTAGCTGTAGCTGTTAACGTAATATCTTCGGTTTGTTGTTGGCTTGTTAACCCACTTACAACTACACTTCTTCCTACGTCACATGTTTTGTCAGCTGTGGGTGTTAATCCATCTACAGTACAAAATGTAGAATCAGCACTACATTCAGTACATGCATCTTCGTCTGAAGTTGTTGTTGTTGTAATTGGTGTTGATCCTCCTACAGACACCGTCAAACCATTAATTAATTCTAATTTACTTCTGCCAGTACTAAAATCTGTTTCTATTTCATTTATAGTATAGTTCTTGTCGCTTATTGCTATTGTGTCAGCAAGAATAAACTCTTGTAACATTTTTAAAGGTAAATAAGCATAAACAGTAGTTAATCTTCTGTTTTCTTGAAACACTTGAGAAATGTAGTTTTGATAGTATTGTGCAAACAATGTCTTATCAAATGCATTTGTGTTAGTGTATTCGTTTATTTCGTTTCTGTAATTATTTGATACATCACTTACGGTGCTGTCTATGTCTACACTGTTAGAAGGAATAAAATAACTTGTTATATCGTCATATGTGCCTGCATCTTCTGTTTCTAGGAATCTTATTGATGTTGCTGATGTTTGATTATAAGTATAAAACAATAAAGGCTTACCAAAGTAAGCTTCGTTGTTATCATCTACAAACCATCCAACTTGTGCTTCTATAGGTGT